ATGACGATCGAAACGCCCGTAGGGGAAACGGGGCTGCCGCGGGACATCCTGTCGGAAGCCTGGGATTTGTTTGATTTCGCGGCGAAGGCCCTGCGGGGCGCGCTTCGGGACATGGAGCGTGCCTCCGGGGCGGAGGGCGGCCATGTCCGCGAACTCGCGGTGGCGACGCGGGAGATGCGCGAGGCGCTGAAGCTGCTGGTATCGGAAAGGGCAAGCGTTGAAAAACTGCGCGATCAGCTTGGGGGGGCCGGGGTCCGGCTCGACTTCGACGCGGCAGGCGACGAGATCGGGTGCCGCCTGGCTTGCCTCCGTTCCGCCGGAGATGGTGGATGAGTTCCTCGGCGGGCTGAGCGATGCGGCCTTGTGCGCGCTGCCGTGGCTGTTCGAGTTCTGGGCGCTGCCGCATCAACTGCCGCCCGAGGGGGCGTGGAAGAGCTGGGTGATCATGGGCGGTCGCGGCGCGGGCAAGACCCGGGCCGGGGCGGAATGGGTGCGTAGCGAGGCCGAGGGGGCGCGGCCCGGCGATCCGGGGCGGTCGCGGCGGCTGGCGCTGGTGGGCGAGACCCACGACCAGGTGCGCGAGGTGATGGTGTTCGGCCAGAGCGGCATCCTGGCCTGTTCGCCGCCCGACCGGCGGCCGGTCTGGGAGGCGGGGCGGCGGCGGTTGGTGTGGCCCAACGGCGCGGTGGCGCAGGCGTTTTCGGCGCATGAGCCCGAGGCGCTGCGGGGGCCGCAGTTCGACGCGGCCTGGGTGGACGAGTTGGCGAAGTGGAAGAAAGGGCAGGAGGCGTGGGACATGCTCCAGTTCGCGCTGCGGCTGGGGGAGTATCCGCGGCAGGTCGTCACGACGACGCCGCGCAACGTGCCGGTCTTGAAGGCGATCCTCGCCAACCCCTCGACCGTGGTCACCCATGCGCCGACCGAGGCGAACCGGGCCTATCTGGCGGCCTCGTTCCTCGACGAGGTGCGGGCGCGCTATGCGGGGACGCGGATCGGGCGGCAGGAACTGGACGGGGTGCTGCTGGAGGATGCCGAGGGGGCGCTGTGGTCCTCGGGCTCGATCGAGGCGTGCCGGGTGGCGGCGGCGCCGGCGCTGGGCCGGGTGGTGGTGGCGGTCGATCCGCCGGTGACCGGGCATCGCGGTTCGGACGAATGCGGGATCGTGGTTGTCGGCGTGGTGACCGAGGGGCCGCCGCAGGACTGGCGGGCCTGGGTGCTGGAGGATGCGAGCGTGGCCGGGGCTTCGCCCGACCGCTGGGCGCGGGCGGCGCTGGACGCCATGGCGCGGCACGGGGCGGACCGGCTGGTCGCGGAGGTCAACCAGGGCGGCGATCTGGTGGAATCGGTGATCCGGCAGATCGACCCGCTGGTGCCCTACCGGGCGGTGCGGGCGGCGCGCGGCAAGGCGGCGCGGGCCGAGCCGGTGGCGGCGCTCTACGAGCAGGGGCGGGTGGCGCATCTGCGCGGGCTCGGCGCGCTTGAGGACCAGATGTGCCGGATGACGGCGCAGGGCTATCAGGGGCAGGGCAGCCCGGACCGGGTGGATGCGCTCGTGTGGGCGCTGACCGACCTGATGATCGAACCGGCGCAGGTCTGGCGGCGGCCGCGGGTGCGGGCGCTGTAGGCGGGGGCGCGGATCGCAGGCGAACCGGGTGGAATGGCGGCGCAACGGAGGGCAGCGGCCGACCGCGGGGGGCCGCTGCTACGGTTGTGTCTGGCAGTTTATGGTGCCGATAACCCCGACGCCTGTGCATGCCGCAACGTTGCAATAGCGGCCGCCCGCGGTCGGCCGCTGCCCGGGCCGCTTCGCGGCTGTTCCGGGCATGGGGCTTTGCCCCGAAGCGCGAGAGGGGAGTTTTCGGATGGTGTTCGACTTTCTGCGGAAGGGCGCGCGGGCTGCGCCCGAGGCCAAGGCTTCGGCGGCGGGGGCGGTGATCGCCTGGCACGGGCCGGGGCGGGCGGCCTGGAGCGCGCGGGATGCGATCTCGCTCACGCGGGCCGGGTTTCTGGGGAATCCGGTCGGGTTCCGGGCGGTCAAGCTGATCGCCGAGGCGGCGGCGGCGCTTCCCTTGGTGATGCAGGACTGCGACCGGCGTTACGACGCGCATCCGGTTCTGGACCTGATCCGGCGGCCCAATCCGGCGCAGGGCAAGGCGGAGCTGTTCGAGGCGCTTTATGCGCAGTTGCTGCTGTCGGGGAATGCTTGGCTGGAAGCGGCGCCGGGGTCGGGCCGGTTGCCCGCGGAACTGCATGTGCTGCGGTCGGACCGGATGGCGGTGGTGCCGGGGGCGGACGGCTGGCCGGTGGGGTATGACTATACCGTGGGGGCGCGCAAGCATCGGTTCGACATGACCGGCGCGGTGCAGCCGGTGTGCCATATCCGCAGCTTCCACCCGCAGGACGACCATTACGGGCTGGCGCCGTTGCAGGCGGCGGCGGTGGCGATCGACGTGCACAATTCCGCGTCGCGCTGGTCGAAGGCGCTTCTGGACAACGCGGCGCGGCCGTCCGGCGCCATCGTCTATCGCGGGGCGGACGGGGCTTCGGCGCTGAGTCAGGATCAATACGACCGGCTGGTGAGCGAGATGGAATCGCACCATCAGGGCGCGCGCAATGCCGGGCGGCCGATGCTGCTGGAGGGCGGGCTGGACTGGAAGCCGATGGGGTTCTCGCCCTCGGACATGGAGTTCCAGAAGACCAAGGAGGCGGCGGCGCGGGAGATCGCGGTCGCCTTCGGGGTGCCGCCCATGCTGATGGGCATTCCGGGCGACGCGACCTATGCCAATTATCAGGAGGCCAACCGGGCCTTCTTCCGGCTGACGGTGCTGCCGCTGGCCGCGAAGGTCACGGCGGCGGTGGCGCATTGGCTTTCGGGTTTCGCGGGCGAGGCGGTCGATCTGCGGCCCGACCTCGACCAGGTGCCGGCGCTGGCGGCGGAGCGCGACCAGCAATGGGCGCGGGTGGCGGCGGCGGATTTCCTCACGGTGGCGGAGAAGAGGGCTCTGCTGGGCCTGCCGCGGGTCGCGGAGGAGGAATGAGCGGGCGTTCGGGGGCGGGATCGCGGTTCCTCTACGACAGTTTCGACGCGGCGAGCGCGCGGATCGAGGCCAACGAGCGGGTGGCGGAGGAACGCTGGGGTGCGCTGGAATACCGGCTCGGGCGGATCGAGGATGCGCTGGAGCGGCTGGAGCGGCGGATCTGGCTGGGGGTTTACGGGGTCGCGGCCTTCCTGCTGGCGCAGGGCGCGGGGGCGGTGATCGGAGCGGCGATGAGGTGAGGCGGATGCGGGAATTGGGCGGGCTTGAGCGGAAATTCCACCGGCCCGAGGCCGGGCTGGTTCTGGGCGAGGATGCGCGGATCGAGGGTTACGCCTCGGTCTTCGGGGTGGCGGATCAGGGCGGCGACGTGGTGGAGCCGGGGGCCTATGCGGTGTCGCTGGCCGCGCTGGCCGCCGCAGGGCGGCGGGTGAAGTTCCTCTGGCAGCACGATCCGGCGCAGCCGATCGGGGTCTGGGAGGAGGTGGCCGAGGACGCGCGCGGGCTTTATGTGCGCGGGCGGTTGTTGCCCGAGGTCGCGAAGGGGCGCGAGGCGGCGGCTTTGCTGGCGGCGGGGGCGGTCGATGGCTTGTCCATAGGTTACCGCACGCGGCGGGCGGCGAAGGGCGAGGGCGGCGGGCGGCTGCTGCGCGAGCTGGAGCTGTGGGAGGTGTCGCTGGTGACCTTCCCGATGCTGCCGGAGGCGCGGGTGGCGGCGAAGCGCGACGAGGGGCTGGCGGTGCTGGCGGCGGCGTTCGCGGAGGCGCGGCGGGAGATTGCGGCGGGGGGATGGTCCTCGCCGTAGGGCGGCGCGGGCAGAGGCTGCCGAAGCCTCCGGCGGGAGTATTTTCAGCAAGATGAAGAACGGGTTGGCTTTCGCCGGGCGCAGGTTCGGCGGGGGTGGCGGAGTTTTGGCGAGAGGGGTTCGAGGATGAGCGAGCGCGGGGATGTGGCCGGGTTTCTGGAGGAGTTCCGGGGATTTCGGACCGAGATCAGGAACAGGCTGCAACAACAGGAAGAACGCATGACCATGCTGGATCGCAAATCGGCGGGGGCGGCCCGCCCGGCGCTGTCGGGGGCGGCGGCCGTCGAGGTGCCGCATCGCAAGGCGTTCGGTGCCTATCTGCGCAACGGCGATGACGACGGGCTGCGCGGGCTGGTGCTGGAGGGGAAGGGGCTGAACAGTTCGGTCGCGGCGGAGGGCGGCTATCTGGTCGATCCGCAGACCGCGGAGAGCATCCGTTCGGTGCTGAAATCGACCTCCTCGCTGCGGGCGGTGGCGAATGTGGTGCAGGTCGAGGCGACCTCCTTCGACGTGCTGGTCGATCACGGCGACGTGGGCACCGGCTGGGCCACCGAGGCCGGGCCGGTGGGCGAGAGCGACACGCCGGTGATCGAGCGGATCTCGATTGCGCTGCATGAGTTGTCGGCCATGCCGAAGGCGAGCCAGCGGCTGCTCGATGACAGTGCCTTCGATATCGAGGGCTGGCTGGCGGGCCGGATCGCCGACCGTTTCTCGCGCGCCGAGGCCGCGGCCTTCGTCGGCGGCGACGGGGTGGACAAGCCGCGCGGCTTCCTGACCCATGACAAGGTGCCGCTGGGCGCCTGGGAATGGGGCAGGCTGGGCTATGTCGCCACCGGCAATGCGGGTGATTTCGCCAGCGTCAACGCGGCGGATGCCATCGTCGATCTGGTCTATGCGCTGGATGCCTCCTACCGGGCCGGGGCGAGTTTCGTGATGAACTCGAAGACCGCGGGGGCGGTGCGCAAGATGAAGGACGCGGACGGCCGCTTCCTGTGGTCGGACGGGCTGGCGGCCGGGGAACCGGCGCGGCTGATGGGCTATCCGGTGCTGGTGGCCGAGGACATGCCGGATATCGCGGCGGGCACCTTCGCCATCGCCTTCGGCGATTTCGGCGCGGGCTACACCATCGCCGAGCGGCCCGACCTGCGGGTGTTGCGCGATCCGTTCTCGGCCAAGCCGCATGTGCTGTTCTACGCGACCAAGCGGCTGGGCGGCGATGTGAGCGACTTCGCGGCGATCCGCCTGCTGCGCTTCGCCGTGGACTGAGGCGGGGTTTGCGGTCCGGGCGGGGGCCCGGGCCGCGCGGCCGGGGTGGCAATCGGAAGGGATCGGATGATGTTGACCGAGGTGGGGGCCGTGCCAGACGCGGCGCTGCCGGTGGCGGCGCTGCACGGGCATCTGCGGCTGGCGAGCGGCTTTGCGGGCGAGGGTGTGCCGGAGGAGGAGGCGCTGTTGCGGTTCTACCTGCGGGCGGCGCTGGCGGCGATCGAGGGGCGGATCGGCAAGGCGTTGCTGGAACGCGAGTTCCGCTGGGAGGTCGGCTTCTGGCGCGACGGCGGCGCGGGCGGGCAGGCGTTGCCGCTGGCGCCGGTGGCGGAGATCCTGTCGCTCGCGTTGCGGTCGCGCGACGGGGCCGAGGTGGCGGTCGATCCGGCGCGCTACCGACTGGCGGCGGATGCGCATCGGCCGCGGCTGGTGCCGGTGGGGCGGTTCCTGCCGTCGCTGCCGGTGGGCGGGCAGGCGGTGGTGGTGCTGCGGGCCGGGTTCGGCGGCTGGGACGACCTGCCCGCCGATCTGGCGCAGGCGGTATTGCTTTTGGCGGCGCGGTATTACGAGCACCGGCATGAGGCGGGGGCCGAGGCTGCGGGGGCGGTGATGCCCTTCGGGGTCGCGGCGCTGATCGAGCGCTGGCGCACGGTGCGGGTGCTGGGCGGGGGCGCGCGATGAGTGCGCCGCGACTGCCGCACCGGCTGGTGCTGGAGGGGCCGGTGCGGGTGCCGGACGGGGTGGGCGGCCACGACGGCGGCTGGGCGGTGCTCGGTGTGCTGTGGGGCGCGCTTGCGGCCGGGGCCGGGTCGGCGGCGGGCGATCCGGTGCCGTTCGGCCGGGTGGCCTGGCGGATCACGGTGCGGGCGGCGCCCGCGGGGGCGCCAGAGCGGCCGGTCGCCGGGCAACGGTTGCGGCTGGGCGCGCGGGTGTTCGCGATCCTCGCCGTGGCCGAGCGCGATCCGGGCGGGTGCTACCTGACCTGTTTCGCCCGCGAGGAGGAGGTATCGGCATGAGTTACGGTGCGGCGGCGGCGCTTCAGGCGGCGGTCTATCAGCGGCTGATGGCGAGCGAGGCGCTGGGGGCGCTGGTGGGGGCGGCGGTTTACGACGCGGTGCCGCCCCCCGAGGCGCCGGGCACCTTCGTGCTGATCGGGCCGGAGGAGGCGCGGGATGCCTCGGACCGTTCGGGCGGGGGGGCGGAGCATCGCTTCGTGGTCAGCGTGGTGTCGGATGCGGCCGGGTTCCGGGCGGCCAAGGCCGCGGCGGCGGCGGTGTCGGATGCGCTGGTGGGGGCGGAGTTGCTGCTGTTGCGCGGGCGGCTGGTGGGGCTGTGGTTCCAGCGCGCGGCGGCGCGGCGCGTGGGCGGCGGGCGGCGGATCGACCTGACGTTCCGGGCGCGGGTGGAGTTGTAGGGCGCGGGGGTGGTGGGCAGATTGCCCACCCTACGGGTTGCGCGTTGCAGGGTGGGCGATTCCGCCCGCCGCGCGGCGGATGGTGGGCAGGATTGCCCGCCCTGCGGGGTGCGCGGGTGGCCCGGCGGCATGGGTGTTTTCGGCAAGATGATGGGGTGAGCGTCTCGCCTTCGGGCGGCGCGGATCGGGACGGAGGGACGGCAATGGCGGTGCAGAACGGCAGGGATCTGCTGGTGAAGATCGACCTGACCGGCGACGGGCAGTTCGAGACCATCGCGGGGCTGCGGGCCACGCGGATCAGCTTCAACGCCGAGACGGTGGATGTGACCACGCTGGACAGTCAGGGCGGCTGGCGCGAGCTGCTGGCGGGTGCGGGGGTGAAGTCGGCGGCGATCTCGGGCTCGGGCGTGTTCCGCGACGAGAGCACCGACGAGCGGGCGCGGCAGATCTTCTTCGACGGCGAGGTGCCGGGGTTCCAGGTGGTGATTCCGGGTTTCGGCGTGGTGGAGGGACCGTTCCAGATCGCCTCGCTGGAATATGCGGGCAGCCACAATGGCGAGGCCACCTGGGAAATGTCGCTGGCCTCGGCCGGGGCGCTGTCGTTCACGGCGCTGTGATGGCCAATCCGATGCGGGGCGAGGTGGCGCTGTGGCTCGACGGGCGGCGGCAGGTCTGCCGGTTGACGCTGGGGGCGCTGGCGGAGCTGGAGGCGGCCTTGGACAGTGGCGGGCTGATCGAGTTGGTGGAGCGGTTCGAGGCCGGACGGTTCTCGGCCCGCGACGTGCTGGCGCTGGTGCTGGCCGGGTTGCGCGGCGGGGGCTGGGACGGCGATGCCGCCGATTTGCGCCGGGCGGAGATCCGGGGCGGGGTGGTGGAGGCGGCGCGGGTGGCGGCGCTGTTGCTCGCCCGTGCCTTCGGGCCGGTGGACGGGGCGGAATGAGTGCGTTCGACTGGCCGGGGCTGATGCGGGCCGGGATGCTGCGGCGTGAGCTGGGCGGGCTCGGGCTGGCGCCGGATCAGTTCTGGGCGCTGACGCCCGCGGAGCTGCGGCTGATGCTGGGGGTGGGGGCGTTGCCCGCGCCCTTGGGCCGGGCGCGGCTGGAGGAACTGGTGCAGGCGTTCCCGGACGAGAGGAGTGACCGGAATGGATGAGGGCGAGGCGGAGCGGTTCGCCGAACAGTTGGCGGCGCTGGAGGCGGGGCTGGGCTCGGCCGCCGTGGTGACGGCCAGTTTCGGCGGCGAGCTGGGGCGGATGCGCGAGAACCTGATGTTCACCGGCCGCGAGGTCGGCGTGCTGTCGGCGGGGCTCGGCGGTGGGCTGCGCCGCGCCTTCGACGGGCTGGTGTTCGGCGGCGCGCAATTGTCGGACGCGCTGCGGCATGTGGCGCGCACGATGGTCGATACGGTCTACGGCATCGCCATGCGGCCGGTGCAACAGGCTTTGGGCGGGGCACTGGCCGGGGGGCTGGCGCAGGTGATGGGGGCGGCTTTGCCCTTTGCCTCGGGCGGGGCCTTTTCGCAGGGGCGGGTGATGCCTTTTGCCAAGGGCGGCGTGGTGGGGGCGCCCACGGCGTTTCCGATACGCGGCGGGGTCGGGCTGATGGGCGAGGCCGGGCCGGAGGCGATCCTGCCCCTGTCGCGCGGGGCGGACGGGCGGCTCGGGGTGCAGGCGTCCAGCTCCGGCGGGCGGCCGGTGCAGGTGGTGATGAACATCTCCACCCCTGATGTGCAGGGCTTCCAGCGCAGCCGCAGCCAGATCGCGGCGCAGTTCGGCCGGGCGCTGGCGCGCGGCGAAAGGAACGGGTGAGGCGATGGCATTTCACGAGGTGCGGTTTCCCGCCCGGCTGAGCTTCGGCGCGCTGGGCGGGCCGGAGCGGCGCACGGAGATCGTGACGCTGGCGAACGGGCATGAGGAGCGCAACACCCCCTGGGCCCATTCCCGGCGGCGCTACGACGCGGGGCTGGGGCTGCGGCGGCTGGAGGATGTGGAGGAGCTGATCGCCTTCTTCGAGGCGCGGCGCGGGCCGCTGCACGGGTTCCGCTGGAAGGACTGGGCTGACTGGAAATCCTGCCCGGCGGCGCGGGTGCCGGAGCCGGAGGACCAGCTTTTGGGCCATGGCGACGGGATGGGGCGGGTGTTCGCCTTGGCGAAGACCTATGCCTCCGGGGGCGCGGATTATGTGCGGCCCATCGTCAAGCCGGTCATGGGCACGGTGCTGGTGGCGCTGGCGGGGAAGCCGCTGCCGGAGGGGGCGGGCTGGTCGGTCGATGCGGCGGCCGGGCTGGTGACGTTCGACGATCCGGTGCCCGAGGGGGCGCCGGTGACCGCGGGGTTCGAGTTCGACGTGCCGGTCAGGTTCGATACCGAGGCCATCCGCACCTCGGTCGCGCGGTTCCAGGCGGGCGAGGTGCCCGATGTGCCGGTGGTGGAGGTGCGGCTTTGAGTGCGGAGGGGTTGTATGCGCATCTGGGCTCCGGGGCGGCGACGCTGGCGCGGGCCTGGGCGGTGGAGCGCGCCGACGGGGTGGTGATGGGGTTCACCGATCACGACCGGGATCTGGCCTTCGAGGGGATGACTTTCCGCGCCGGGTCGGGGCTGAGCGCGCGGGCGTTGTCGCAATCGACCGGGCTTGCAGTGGACAATACCGAGGTCATGGGGGCGCTTTCGGATGCGGTGATCCGTGAGGCGGATCTGATGGCCGGGCGCTATGACGGGGCCGGGGTGCGGATCTGGGCGGTGAACTGGGCGGCGCCGGAAGAGCGGGTGCTGCTGTTCAAGGGCGCGATCGGCGAGGTGGCGCGGGCGGGCGGCGCGTTCCAGGCGGAGCTGCGGGGGCTCGCCGAGGTGCTGAACCAGCCGCGCGGCCGGGTCTATCGCGGCACCTGCCCGGCGGTGCTGGGGGATGCGGGTTGCGGGGTCGATCCCGGCCTGCCGGGGCTGTCGGCGGAACGCCCGGTGGCGGAGGTCGTGGAGCCGGGGCGGGTGTTCCGGTTCGCCGGGCTTTCGGGCTTCGACGAGCGCTGGTTCGAGAAGGGGCGGCTTCGGGTGCTGGGCGGTGCGGCGGCGGGGCTGGCGGCGGTGATCAAGAACGACCGCAGCGGGCCGGGTGGCCGGGTGGTCGAGCTGTGGGCGGCGCTGCGGGCCGAGGTGGCGGCGGGCGACATGGTGCGGCTGGAGGCGGGTTGCGACAAGCGGGCGGAGACCTGTCGGTTGAAGTTCGGCAATTTCGTCAACTTCCGCGGCTTCCCGCATATGCCGGGCGACGACTGGCTGACGGTGTTTCCGGCCCGCGCCGCGCGGGGGGATGGCGGGGGCTGAGGCGCGCTTGTCCGGCGTTGCGTTGCGGCGGGTTCGCCCCCGGGGCGGCCACGGGCCGCCCGTTCGCGGCTGGAACCTTCCACTGGAAGGTTCCCGAGACGCCGCTCACCCTCCGGCGGGGATATTTCTTTCACGGTGAAATGCAAGAGCTGCTCTTAATCCCTTCACCGTGATGAAAATATCCTCGGGGGGTGAATTGGGCGCGTAGCGACCAAGAGGGGGCCAGACGGCCCCCCTTTTTTGTGCGGATCACGGGGCGGAGGCGGCGGGCATGGTGGCAGGCGCGGCGGCAACCGGCGGCAGGGTGGTGGCCGAGGCGCGGGGCTGGATCGGCACGCCCTATGTGCATCAGGCTTCGGTGCGCGGCGCAGGGGCGGATTGTCTCGGGCTGATCCGCGGGGTCTGGCGGGCGGCGCTGGGGGCGGAGCCGGTCGCGGTGCCGCCCTATACCCCCGACTGGGCCGAGCCTGCGGCGCGGGAGGTGCTGGCCGAGGCGGCGGGGTGCTGGCTGGTGGCGAAGCCCCTGGGCGAGGAGGCGGCGGGCGATGTGCTGCTGTTCCGGATGCGCGCGGGCGGGATCGCCAAGCATCTGGGGATCGCCGGGTACGTGGGTCCGGCGGCCACATTCATTCACGCCTACAGCGGGCACGGGGTGGTGGAAAGCCCGCTCTCGGCGCCCTGGCGGCGGCGGATCGTGGGACGGTTCGCCTTTCCGGCGGTGGGCTGACAGAGGGTAAGGGACAGGGATGGCGACGTTACTGCTTTCGGCGGTCGGGGCGGCCGTGGGGTCGGGGTTCGGCGGCACCGTGCTGGGGATGTCGGGCGCGGTGATCGGCCGGGCGGTCGGCGCCACTTTGGGTCGGGTGATCGACCAGCGGCTTTTGGGCGCGGGGGCGCGGCCGGTGGAGACCGGGCGGGTCGAGCGGTTCCGGCTGATGGGCGCGGGCGAGGGGGCGCCGGTGGCGCAGCTCTGGGGCCGGGTGCGGGTCGGCGGGCAGGTGATCTGGGCTTCGCCGTTTGCCGAGGAGGTCACCAGGGTCTCGGGCGGCAAGGGGGCTTCGGGCCCGGCGGTGCATGAATATTCCTATCGGGTGAGCCTGGCCATCGCGCTCTGCGAGGGCGAGATATTGCGGGTCGGGCGGGTCTGGGCCGACGGGGCCGAGGTCGCGCCCGCGGGGCTGAACATGCGGGTCTATACCGGCGCGGCGGACCAGCTCCCTGATCCGGCGGTGGAGGCGGTCGAGGGGGCGGGCATGGCGCCGGCCTATCGCGGCACCGCCTATGTGGTGTTCGAGGACCTGCCGCTGGCGCCCTACGGCAACCGGGTGCCGCAGTTTTCGTTCGAGGTGATCCGCCCGGCGCAGGGCGACTATGCGGCCGGTCAAAGCGACCTGGGGTCTTCGGTGCGCGGTGTGGCCCTGATCCCCGGCACCGGGGAATATGCTTTGGCCACTACGGCCGAGCATTTCGCCTATGACGCGGGCGAGAACGTCTCGATCAACGTCAATTCGCCTTCGGGGCGGGCGGATATGGAGACCGCGCTGGAGCAGCTGACCGGCGAGTTGCCGGGTTGCAAGGCGGTATCGCTGATCGTGTCGTGGTTCGGCGACGACCTGCGTTGCGGGGAGTGCCGGGTGCGGCCGAAGGTGGAGCAGCGCGCGTTCGACGGCGAGGTGATGCCCTGGCGGGCCGGGGGGATCGGCCGGGGCGCGGCGGAGGAGATCGCGCGGCTGGACGGGCGGCCCGTGTATGGCGGGACGCCTTCGGATCATTCGGTGCTGGAGGCGATTGCCGCGCTGGAGGCGGCCGGGCAGGCGGTGATGTTCTACCCGTTCATCCTGATGGAGCAGATGGCGGGGAACGGGCGGCCCGATCCATGGAGCGGGGCCGGGGATCAGCCGGTGCTGCCCTGGCGGGGGCGGATCACCCTTTCGGTGGCGCCGGGGCGGGCGGGGTCGCCCGACCTGACGGCGGCGGCAGTGGATGAGGTGGCGGCGTTCTTCGGCACGGCGCAGGTTTCGGATTTCGCCGTGGTGAACGGGCGTGTGGTCTATTCCGGGCCGGACGAATGGTCCTACCGGCGGTTCATCCTGCATTATGCGCATCTCTGCGCGCTGGCGGGCGGCGTCGATGCCTTCTGCGTGGGGTCCGAGATGCGCGGGCTGACGCAGATCCGCGGGGCGGGGGGCGGTTTCCCGGCGGTGGCGGCGCTGCGGGTGCTGGCGGGGGAGGTGCGGGCGATCCTCGGGCCTGCGGTCAGGATCAGCTATGCCGCCGACTGGTCGGAGTATTTCGGCTACCTCAGCCCCGAGGGCGGCCGGTATTTTCACCTGGACCCGTTCTGGGCCGATGAGAACGTCGATTTCGTGGGCATCGACAATTACATGCCGCTGTCGGACTGGCGCGACGGCGAGGATCATGCGGATGCGCATTGGGGGTCGGTCCATGACCTCGGCTATCTCAAGGCCAATGTCGCTGGAGGCGAGGGTTACGACTGGTATTACCCGGACCCCGAGGCCGAGGCGGCGCAGCGGCGTGTGCCGATCACCGATGGCGCCCATGGCGAGGCGTGGGTCTGGCGCTACAAGGATCTGCGCGGCTGGTGGGCGCACCCGCATCACGACCGGGTGGGGGGCGTGCGCCGGGCGCAGCCGACGGCGTGGGAGCCACAGTCGAAACCGATCTGGTTTACCGAACTCGGCTGTCCGGCGATCGACCGGGGCACGAACCAGCCCAACGTGTTCCTCGACCCGAAGTCGTCGGAATCCTTCCTGCCGCGACATTCCTCGGGGCGGCGCGACGATTTCATGCAGATGCAGTATCTGCGGGCGATGGCGGAATACTGGGACGACCCGGCGAACAACCCGGAGTCGGAGCTTTATGCCGGGCGGATGGTGGATACCTCGCGCGCGTTCGTCTGGTGCTGGGATACGCGGCCGTTTCCGCAGTTTCCCGGCAATCTGGCGATGTGGAGCGACGGCGACAACTATTCGCGCGGGCATTGGGTGAGCGGGCGGTCGGCCAATCAGCCCTTGGCGGCGGTGGTGGCGGAGATCTGCGAGGGGGCGGGGCTGCGGGATTTCGACGTCTCGGGGCTTCATGGCGCGGTGCGCGGCTATCTGCGCGACGCGAACGGCAGCGGGCGGGCGGCGTTGCAGCCCTTGATGCTGGCCTACGGGTTCGAGGCGCTGGAGCGGGGCGGCCGGCTGGTGTTCCGGATGCGGCACGGGCGGGTGCGGGCGGCGCTTTCCGAGGGCGATTTCGCCGTGCATCCCGATCTGGGCGGCACGGTCGAGGCCGTGCGGGCGCCGGTGGCGGAGACGGTGGGGCGGGTGCGGCTGGTCTATACCGAGGCCGAGGGCGATTTTGATGTCCGCGCTGAGGAGGCGGTGTTCCCGGACGACACCTGCGAGACGGTCTCGCAATCCGAGACCGCGCTGGTGCTCACCCGGGCCGAGGCGCGGGGGGTGACGGAGCGGTGGCTGGCCGAGGCGCGGGTGGCGCGGGACGGGGCGCGTTTCGCGCTGCCGCCGTCGCGGCTGGCGCTCGGCCCCGGGGACGTGGTCGAGCTGCCGGAAGGGGCGGGGCGGTTCCGGATCGACCGGATCGAGAAGGGCGGCGCGCAGCTTGCCGATGCGGTGCGGGTGGAGCCTGCGGTCTATGTGCCCTCGGACCATGCCGAGGAACGGTTGGCGCCCCGGCCTTTCGTGGCGCCGGTGCCGGTGGCGCCGGTGTTCCTCGATCTGCCGTTGCTGCGCGGCGGCGACGATCCGGTGGCACCATGGGTCGCGGTGACGGCGCGGCCCTGGCCGGGGGCGGTGGCGGTCTGGGATGCGATCTCGGACGAGGGCTATGCGCTCAATACGCTGGTCGGTGCGCCCGCCTCGCTGGGGGTCACGCTGGGGCCCTTGTTCGCCGCGCCTTACGGGCGCTGGGACCGGGGGCCTGCGCTGCGGCTGCGGCTGGCGCGGGGGCAGCTGGCTTCGGCTTCGGAGGCGGCGGTCTTCGCGGGGGCCAATGCGCTGGCGATCGGAGCGGGCGACGGCGGGCCGTGGGAGGTGATGCAGTTCCGCGAGGCGGTGCCGGTGGCGCCCCGGGTTTGGGACATAAGGCTGCGGCTGCGGGGGCAGGCGGGCACGGACGGGGTGATGCCCGGGGTCTGGCCTGCGGGCAGCCGGGTGGTGGTGCTCGACGGGGCGCTGAAGCAGGTGGTGCTTGATCCGGCGGGCCGGGGGCTGGTGCGGCACTGGCGGGTGGGCGTGGCGGCGCGGCCGCATGACGACCCTTCGATGGTGCATCGGGTGCTGGCCTTCGACGGTGCGGGGCTGCGGCCTTGGGCACCTGCGCATCTGCGGGTGCGGCGCGGGGCAGGCGGGACCGATCATGTGAGCTGGGTGCGGCGGGCGCGGCTCGACGGCGATGGCTGGGCGCTGGAGGAGGTGCCGCTGGGCGAGGCGGCGGAGGTCTACCGGCTGCGGGTGCTGGTGGAGGGCGAGATCCGGCGCGAGGAGGTGCTGGCCGAGCCGCGCTGGAGCTATCCGGCCGGGGAGCGGGCGGCGGATGGTATCGCCGGGCCGTGGCGGATCGAGGTGGCACAGGTTTCGGACCGTTTCGGGCCGGGGCCGTTCAAGGGGATTGATCGGGAGGATTGA